GCCAGCAACTTGTCAATTTCCGTTTCCGTGCCGCTCGGCCGTGTGCAGCGAACGGTGAACTCGTCCGCGTAGGTTGCCAGGTAGCGATGTTTGCGGACGCGGCAGGCGATCCGCAGACCACCGCGCATCGTCAAGGTGATCAGGTCCGTGTTCCGCAGGACGTCGTCGTCGGGCTCGGCCACGTCGATCAGCACGCGGCCGAGGATCGACTTGATCTCTGGCAGGAAGCGGTCTGACCAAGCCTTGTCAGCTTGCCAAATCATGCGGGCACTGTTCCTCCGCCACGTGGTGGATCGCCTCGACAGCCAACCGATGCCAGTCCTCGTCCAGTTCGATGCCGAAGAAGTCGCGCCCCAGCGCGTAGGCTTCCAGCAGCGTGTTTCCGGTGCCGAAAAACGGATCGACGACGGTGTCACCGGGCTGAGTGACGGCTTCAATCAGTTGGCGCAAGAGGTCGCGGGGCTTCTCCATCGGGTGCTCGCTGTCCTGGCAGTCGTGTCCGGACAGGACGTCGGCCGCCCGGCGGACGAGTTTCGGGTTGCCCTTGACCGCGTGGATGATGCGTTCGTGCTGGGGGGCGAATGCGCCCGCCAGGTCGCCGGCGCCGTGGTTGTTCTTCACCCACACCAGGCTGCCGCGAATCGTGAAGCCGGCCTGCTGAATGACTTGGCGAAATTCCGGTTCATTGCGCCAGCCCGTGAAGATCAGGCAAGTGGCGTCCTCGGCCATGAGTGGAAAAGCCTTGGTGAGCACGTCGGCCAGCAAGGCCAGGGCATCGTCTTTGCCGTCGTTGGCGATCGCTGCCTTGCGTGCGGTGGTGACGCGGCGGTGGCTCTGAAAATCCCCGCCGTACGGCGGATCGGTCAGCAGCAGTTGGAAACCGGACGGGGCGCTGGCCAGCAACTCACGGGCGTCGCCGCAGAGCAGCTTGCCCGCCTGGGACGAGACGTAGCGAAGCTTGGCTTCCTCGCGTTGCAGCCGGCGCACTTCGCGGTCCTTGGTGTCGGCCGCGGCCCGCAGTCTTGCGGCTTGGTCTTCATCCGCACGCCGTTTCTGCGCGACGAGCTGGTGCAGGGCCTGCTTGACGCCCGCTTCGGTGCGCACCCGCCGATCGGCGAGCAGCCTGACGAATTGCGCGTTCCAGGGAGCTTCCGGGAGCGACTCGTAGGCCTGCTTGGCGGCTTGAATCAAAGTCAGCCATCGCTGGGCCGCCTCGCGCACGACCTTGACGCTGGGCTTAATGCCGGCGGACGAACCGCGGTGCTTGGACAGGACTTCGGCAACCAGTTCGATTTGAGCTTGCTCGGTGGTCAGCCACGGTTCCAGATCTTTAGTCGATACAAGAACTCGCAAAATCTGGCAGCAATGTGTTTCGTCCAGCTGTCCGACTAAAGCCGGTTTGTGGAGGGCCGGCGTCTTGCTGAGGCGAATTCGGAAGCTCACCAGCGTCTCGCTGACGCCCAGGCACTTGGCCATCTCCACCTGTGACCAGCCCTCTCGTTCCTGTTGGACTGCGTAGTCGAGCCATACATCCACTGGATTCAGGCGGCTGTGTTTTTCGGCCTGCTCGTTGTCGCGATAGGCCAAGCACCAGATCGTGCTGCGATCCAGGCCCTCGTGCACGTAGACCGGCGCCGTCAGCAGTCCCGCCCGGCGCGCGGCCAGCAGGCGATTGCCGCCAGCGAAGACACGATACCCGTCCCCTTCGGAATAAGCCTTTAAGGCGTAGGCGGGATCGAATCCGTGGCGGCCCATGAACTCCGCGATCTCCGCAATGCGGGCCTCGTCGCGGTGGCTCCGCGGGTTGAGATCGCTGATCGCGAGTCGATCGAGTGGCACGTCCGCCAAGAAGTGGATGCCGTTGGCGATCGGGGAACGGGCTGCACAGACCATCTGCATCTCTACTGGACCCAAAACAAGTAGGTGGCGCGGGACGGGGCGTTGGGCGGTAGCTACGGTCGCGACATCCCGGCAGCAGGCATGTGGCTAAGCGACGAGGCGGGGGGCCACATTGCATCCCGCTACCTCTTCATATACGCCGTTTGCCGACGAGACGGCCGAAAAAATGCACGCCCGGCGCTGCGCCGGGTCGGGGAAAATCAGCCGTGACGATCACGAAGAAATTTTTTTCCGTGTACACTATTGCATCGCGCAGGCCGCTTGCTATGCTAGTCTCAACGATGGATGGGGATGAACATTTGGCCATCAACAGGAGCGTCCAGGAAGGGTCGTTACAGGGATGTCATTCCGGTGCCGGGACTGCCGGGCTCCGGGGAATGGCGCGGCTTACCCCGTTGGAACGCCGCTCAACCTAAGGCGAGGTTGCTGCTCTTAGTCGTGCTGACTGCTACTGCTGAAACGGGCGTTTTCGGCCTTCCCGAAGAAACGCAGCAGTAGATTCCCGCTCGCCGCGTCGGGTTCCTGCCCTGCGCTTCGGCGGCCGATTCTCTGCGCGCGTACCGGGCGCCGGCGGCGTCCGTGGTCCCTTTGTCATTCTCTGTTGAGGATTTTCATCATGACCAGGCAATTACCCCTATTCGGAATGGCAGACGATGTCCACGTCCTGGATCGCGCCTACCTGCACAGGCTAGCTGCTCATTTCGACTATCAGTTGCCCGCTGCCCTGGCCGCGACGGCGGACATTCGAAAGACCGTGCTGGACCTGACGGAAATGGACGACCGAGCCCCCCAGCCGTTCCTGCGGGCATTGCAGGTGATCACCGGGTTGGCGGCGTGGGACGCGTTGGACGCCCTGTTCGTGGCCGTGCCCAGGGAAATCACCGTCCAGGTGGACGACCGGTTGACACCGGTCGACGTCGCTGCGGAACTCTGGCTGCGGTGCCCGCAGATCGTCGAGCAGGTGTACGCCGAGCGGCAAACTCGCCAGGTGCGATCATTTGAGTACTTCCAATCGCCCCACGGTGCTGCCCCGGTTCGGAACTTCGCCGCGGGGGACGACATGGGATCCTTGGAGACCGCCATGAAGGCGGACTTTGGCGAGCGCAAGCGAGGACGGGGCGTGCGGGTGGTCAGTTTCGAACGCGGCGGCGCCCTTTGGTTCCAAATCTGGCATGGCGAGGCCATGAAATGGGACCATCACTGGGAGGACGAAGAGGTCGGGGAGGTCGGTCCGTTCCGGTACCGGCCCGTGCGTTACGACGTGGTGAGCTACGACCCGCGGTGCGGTGAACTGCGCATCAGCGCCCGTGCGGCGTGGCAGAAGCAGCTTTACCGGAAGGCATTCGGTCGGTTCCTGTTTGGCAACGTGGACCACTTTCCCGGAGCCGCCAAGTTCACGCTGGAGCCGTTACGCCGCGATCCGCAGGCCGTTTTGAACTGCGGAGATCTGCCCGACGTGGAGCGGATCACGCTGTGCCAGCTGGAGGTGTTGCTCAGCGAGGCGCACAATTGGCGACACATCCATTTGGCCGATAGTCTGCTCGCCTGCGGGTTTCCCGCGTTGCCCCTGGGGGCGCGGCTCACCGACGCCGTATTTCGCTTCAAGCTGCGCGGCCTGCGGGAACCCCGAGTCCTGGAAATCCAGCCCCACAACGTGGCCCATTTCAAACACGATAGGTTTGGAGCCTGCATCGAAGGTTGGATGGTCGCTCGGCAAATCGCATTGGAGGGGCGAGGCGATGAAAACGACGAGATTGAAGCGATTCTGGCGGTTGCTTGAGCGTCTTTGTCAGCCGGCGACCGTCGAGCGACAGTGGCAACAGTGGCTGCAAGAAGAATACGACCTGGTGCGGGGCTTTCTGCGGCCTCAGCCGCAGCCGGCGGAGTCCTATCCCAAGATTGGGTTCCATCGGTGCCCTTTGCCGTATCGCGTCGTGGCCGCGGTTCCCGGTTGCTACAAGGGCATCTGCGACGTCACAGGGGATACCATCGGGCTGTCGGTCCAGGACCTGGTCCTGTATGAGATCGACCGTCGGGCGGTGCAGCGTGCGGTCACGGCCGCGCTGGGCATTCGCCCTGGGCTCGCTCCTGTGGAACGCCTGCCCACCACATCGCAGCTGGGCACGCAGTCACCTGGGGCGGGGCGTCCCTTTCCCGTGTTCTTTACAGCCCAGCGTGAGGCGACCGCCTTCGAGCACGTGGTGTCGTTGCTCTGCGTCCAACAGGAGCAGCCGTTTCTCCTGGCATCGCCCACGGAAGAACTCTGCAGCGCGGGCACGGAAGCCCTGCTGCGTCACCATCCGGCCGCCATGATTCCCTTGCGGGACGCGGTGATCGTCGGGTCCGACGGCGCGTTTCATGCTACGCCCGCCTATCACGTCATGCTGGCTGACTTCTGCCGCATCGCGGTCCCTGCCGCACAAGCGGCTCCCGAGGCAGAACCGGCATGTGTCTTCCGCCAAGACGGCCCCCGCTGGGACGTGCGTTTCGAGGGACGAGGAGCGAGTGTCCCAGACGGTAAGGGAATGCACCAGCTGCGCTACACGCTGGCTCATCGAGGTCAATCGATACCGAGCCTCGTCCTCTTGTCGGGTGACTCGCGTCCGGAAAGGCCCAAGGGCGGCTCGGCTGGCGAACTGCTGGACGATCCAGCTGTGCGCCGATATCGGGAGCGACGGAACGAGCTGATTGAAGAATTGGAAGAAGCGCAGCGACACCACGACCCGGCCCGCGCTGAGCATCTGCAAGTCGAGATCGAGCAGCTCACGGCTGAGCTTTCCCGGGCTGTCGGCCTCGGTGGACGCAAGCGGCAGCGTTCCGATGCGGAACGCGCTCGCGTGTCCGTGAAGATGGCCATGGAACGAGCCTTGGTAGAGATCGAACGTCGGCTGCCCGAACTCGCCCGTCATTTCCGCCTGTTTCTGACCACAGGCCACCTCGTGTGCTACAACCCACAGCCGCCCATCGACTGGACTTTGTCATAGCCGCAAATTTGTCACGCGGAACGTGACGATGTCACGCAGCTTGTGACGCCCTACCCGCGAAGGCGAGGTTCGGCGTCACCATCACACGGCTGTCGCACGGGAAATCGAAAGCCGAACCACGCCACCGCGTGCGGCACAACGGTCCGCGGGACCCAAGGGTTCGGTATGTCTCAAGCAAGCGTGAACACATCGTCCGTGGCACATGACCTTCTCGATGACTGGGCGTGGCGTCTGATCCACTGCAAAGTTGATGAGCTGATCGGCAGATATGGTTTGCTGGAAGCCGATCGTGAAGACCTGCAGCAGGAACTTGGACTGCAGATCCTGCTGAGCGCACCCCGCTTTGACCCCGCGCGTGCGAAGAAGAAGGCATTCACTCGGCGCGTCGTAAACAACAAGATCGCGGCCCTCCTGCGCCATCGCAAACGCACCAAGCGGCAGGAGCGGCAACGCACGTCGCTTTCGGCAGTCGAACATACGGCCAGCGGAGAGGTCCAGGAACTCGGCGAGGCGATCTCGGCCGACCGCCACGCGGCCTACCGCGGCTACTACTCGACCTGCCCGGCGGAGGCATTCGATCGGTCGCAGGACGTGGCACACGTCCTGGCCAGTCTGCCGGACGATCTGCGGGCGGTGGCGGAAAAGTTGCAGCACGATTCCAAGGCCGAGGTACAGCGCAAGCTGGGCCTTTCCAAACACGCCATGGCCGAGGTACTGCAGCAGTTGCGGGCGCGGTTCGCCGCCGCCGGGTTGGAAGACGACGGAAAAGATTTTCGGCCAACGCGTCTCGATTTGGCGTAATAGGAACAGTAGGGGACGACACGATTCAGGAGCCGACGAGATGACCAGCAACAGCACCTGTTCTGCACCGCGGCCGACCGCGGGGGAACGAACGATGGACGTGGCGTTCCTCATCCGTGAACCAGCGGAGGTCTACCACGCCAAGGCCGGCGAATACCTCTCCAGCCACCAGCTGGCCAATTTTCGCAAGTGTCCCCTCCTCTATCACCGCAAGCGCTGTGGCCTAATTCACGACGAAGACCGCCCGGCGTATCTCGTGGGCCGTGCAGCCCACACGGTGATCCTGGAAGGCCTGGAGGTCTTCCATCAGACGTATGCCGTCGGCGGGCCGGTCAACCCCAAGACCGGCCAGCCGTACGGCTCTTCTACCAAGGCTTGGGCCGAGTGGGCGGAGGCCCAGGGCAAGCCCGTGCTGACCACGGAGCACTACAACCTGGTCATGCGCATGGCCGAAGGCGTGAAGGAGAACGCCGAGGCCCAGGGACTCCTCGGTGACGGCGTGGCCGAGGGTGTGGTGCGGACCGAGTACTGTGGGGTCGCCTGCCAGATCCGCATGGACTGGTGGAATCCCCAGCGCGGGATCGTCGACCTGAAGACGGCCGACGACCTGCAGTGGTTCGAAGCCGACGCCCGACGATACGGTTACGCCCACCAACTCGCCTTCTACCGGGCCGTTCTGGCCCAAGTGATCGGCGTCTGGAAGCCCGTGTTCCTAATCGCCGTCGAGAAGAAGGAGCCGCACCGTTGCGGGGTGTGGCGCGTCTCGGACGACACGCTCAGCATCGCTCAACAGGAAAACGAAGCGGCCATCCGCCGGCTCCGGCAATGCACGTCTCTGGGCCGCTGGCCCACGGGCTACGAGGACGTGCGTTTGCTCGAAGCCGCCTGAGTCTCCCAACCACGAGCGTCGGACGGTCGGTGTGGCGGGCCCACACTTTCGCGTTCTAAAGGTGCCGAATCGGCCGCCCTCCGTCCGCGCTCATTTTTCCACCACAGGAAAGGACCGAAACGATGACGACTCTGCAACAAATCCAACGCGGCAAGCAGACCGTGCCGCCGCGGCTGATGGTTTACGGCAGCGAAGGCGTGGGCAAGTCGACGCTCGCGGCGCAGACGCCGGCGCCGATCTTCGTTCAGACTGAGGATGGCCTCGGCCAGATCGACTGCCACAAGTTCCCGTTGGCCCAGTCGTTCGACGACGTCTTGGGCGCGCTGGAGGCATTGAACACCGAACAGCACGACTACCAGACCGCGGTCGTGGACTCGCTGGACTGGGCCGAACGCCTGATTTGGGACGCAGTGTGCCACGACTACGGGGCCAAGTCCATCGAGAAGGTCGACGGCGGCTACGGCAAGGGCTACGTCTACGCGCTGGCCTACTGGCGCAAGTTCCTGGACGGCCTGATTGCCCTGCACACTCGGCGCCAGATGATGATCCTGCTCGTGGCCCACGCCAAGGTCGAACGCTTCGAAGATCCCGAATCCGCGGCCTACGACCGCTACTCACCCCGCCTGAACAAGCACGCCGCGGCGTTGATCACCGAGTGGTCAGATGCCGTCCTGTTCGCCACCCGCAAGTTCCGCGTGGAGGCCGACACGGGCACCTTCAACCGCGAACGCCACGTGGCCCACGCCATTGGCCGTGACGGCGGCGAGCGCGTGCTGCGCACGGTAGGCGGCCCGTCCTGCGTGGCCAAGAACCGCTTCAATCTGGCCGCCGAACTGCCGTTGGACTGGAACGCGCTGTTGGCGGGCATCGCCAGCGGCGTCTCCAGCAAGTAGTTACTACCCCTTCGATCTTTCAGGAGAACCAGACATGCCGAATCTCAGTGGTTTCAACGCGAACGAAGTCGAACCGTCCACGGGCTTTGAGGTGATCCCCGCCGGCAAGTACGTGGCGGTCATCACGGACAGCGAAGTGAAGAAGAACAAGGCCGGCACCGGCAGCTACCTGCAGTTCACCTTCCAGGTCATCGAGGGCGAGTACAAGAACCGCTTACTGTGGGCCCGGCTGAACCTGGACAACCCAAACGCGACGGCGGTGAAGATCGCCCGGGCCGAGTTGTCGGCCATCTGCCGTGCGGTGGGCGTACTGCAGCCCAAGGACAGCTGCGAGCTGCACGACCTGCCGCTGGTGGTCACGGTGAAGTGCAAAAAGCCCAAGGGGTCCGACGAGGTCGTCAATGAAATCAAGGGCTACGCCCAGAAGGAATCGCTGAACGGCAAGCCGGTCCAGGCCGCCACCGACACGCCGCCCTGGCGACGGGGCTAGCCGGTTCCCGGTGTCACAGGTTTGAGGAGGGCGCACGTCATGGGACTTCGATCGCGCAACAAAGGCAAGCTCGGCGAACGCGAGGCAGCCGCCGAGATCCGGCGCCTGTTTGGCGTCGAGGCGCGTCGCGGGCGCCAGTACTGTGGCAGCGACGATGCCCCCGACGTGGTCACAGGTATCGAAGGTGTTCACTTCGAGGTGAAACGAGCGGAAGCGTTGCGATTGTACCTGGCTCTTGAGCAAGCGACGGAGGACGCGTCCGAGAAGATCCCGGTTGTCTTGCACCGAGCCAACAACCAGCCGTGGGTGGCGATTGTCCGCCTGGACGATCTGCCGCAGTTGGCCACGGCGCTCTATCTGACACTCGCCCAGAACGGCTAAACGCCGGGAACGCGAATCCGTTTCTGCCCGCTTGCGTGGCGAGGCGACATGCAACTTAGACCCTACCAGCAAACGGCCATCGAGGCCGTCTACCGACACCTGCGGGATCGCGACGACAATCCGGTGGTCGTGATCCCGACGGCGGGCGGCAAGACGCCGATCCTGGCCACGATCTGCAAAGATGCGGTGACCCGCTGGAACGGTCGCGTGCTGATCCTGGCCCACGTCAAGGAACTGTTGGAGCAGGCGGCCGACAAGCTGCGGGCCGTCTGCCCCGAAGTGAAGTTCGGCGTCTACTCCGCGGGCCTGAACCGGCGCGACACAGAGCACGCGGTGATCGTGGCTGGCATCCAGAGCGTCTACCGCCGGGCCTGCGAACTGGACGCCTTTGACCTGATCATCGTTGATGAAGCCCATCTAATTCCCACGTCGGGCGACGGCATGTACCGCCAGTTCCTGGCCGATGCCAAGGCGGTCCGCCCGACTGTCCGCGTGATCGGACTCACGGCCACGCCGTTCCGCTTGGACAGCGGGTCGATCTGTTCAACGGATCATTTCCTCAATGCGATCTGTTACGAGATCGGTGTCAAGGAACTGATCCGGGATGGCTACCTTTGCCCGCTGATCACGAAAGCCGGGCTGACCAAGGTCGACACCAGCGAGTTGCACGTTCGCGCCGGTGAATTCGTCGCCGAGGAAGTCGAGCGGCTGATGGATCAGGACAACCTGGTCGTAGCCGCCTGCCGCGAGATCGTGTCCCACACCCGGGATCGTGAGAAGTGCCTGATCTTTGCGGCAGGCGTGGCCCACGGCCGCCACATCGTCGACGTGCTGCGACACGAACACGGCATTGACTGCGGCTTTGTGTGCGGTGACACGCCGTCCAGCGAACGCGCCGACCTGATCGCTCGCTTTCGCGATGAGCCGAGGCCGAGCCTGTTCCAGCACGAGCCGCTGAAGTACCTGTGCAACGTGAACGTGCTGACCACGGGCTTCGACGCGCCGAACATCGACTGCGTTGCGCTGCTGCGGCCGACCGCATCGGCGGGACTCTACTACCAGGCGGTCGGTCGCGGGTTCCGCCTGCATCCCGGCAAGCAGAATTGCCTGATCCTGGACTTCGGCGGCAACGTGGCGCGCCACGGCCCCGTGGACCAACTCAGGGTCAAGGATAAGTCGGCGGCCGGCAGTGGCGAGGCCCCGGCGAAGGAATGCCCCGAGTGCCAGTCCGTAATCGCGGCCGGCTACGCGACGTGTCCCGACTGCGGCTACCAGTTCCCGACGCCGGAACGCCAGAAGCACGAGGCCCAGGCGTCGGAGGCTGGCATCCTGTCCGGGCAGGTCACGACCACGAGCTACAAGGTCGAGGACGTTGCCTACAGCGTCCACACCAAGCGGGGCGCAGCCGAGGACGCGCCGAAGACCATGCGGGTCGACTACCGCGTGGGCTTCAACGAGTTCAAGTCCGAGTGGGTCTGTTTCGAGCACGCGGGCTACGCGCGCTGGCGGGCCGAACAGTGGTGGCGGAAGCGCTCACACGATCCCGTGCCAGACACCGCGGAGCGGGCGGTAGAGGTGGCCCAGTGCGGAGCCCTGGCGCCCACGCTGTACATCACGGTCCGCACCGTCGCGGGCGAGCCGTATGAGCGGATCGTGGACTACGAGTTAGGCCCGATGCCGGAGCCCTTGCCGGCCGAGGTTCTGCGCACTTACGAGGAGTCGCTGGACGATATTCCGTTCTGACGAAGGGAATCATGCTTTGGACCTGCGTTTGCCAGTCGCTTTCCTACGAGCTTTCTGGCGATCCGCCTCGCGAAGCCGCATCGCTTCTCGAAAGTTCTCCTGCATGCCTTCGTCATCCGTGAACAGGCCGACAGCTCGGCGCCAGTCCTTCTTCCGACGGCCCTTGGCGTTTAGCTCGTTCCGCAGCTGCGCCACCTGCAACTCGAGCACCCTGATGCGTTCTTCGAGTGTCGGACGAGTCATGTGAACTCCTTGTCAAGTCGAGCGACGCGAGCAGCTAGACGGAATACTACCCATGCCCAACAGCCGAGGCAAACCCAGCGTGAAGGCGACCGAACTCCGGACCATCCGCAATCTGGAAAGCCAGCTCACCGCCGTGCGATCCGCCCTGTCATTGGAACGGCAGAAGCGGGGCCAGGCGGAGCAGGAACTCTGGCACGCCCAGCGCAGCTTAGACACCGTTCTCGCCACCAAGGATCGCGTGGCCCGCAGGAAACTGCGCCCCGGCGGCAAGGTCTCTCGCGGGCAGGCCACGGCCATCCTGTGCTGCAACGACTGGCACGTCGAAGGCTGCGTCACGCGCGAATCCGTCGACGGCGCCAACGAGTTCAACCTGGCGATCGCCGACCACCGCATCCGCAGGACCTGGCAGAAGGCGTTGTACTTGCTGGCCTTCGCGCGCCACATCTCAAACATCCGGGACTTGGTGGTGTGGCTCGGCGGCGATCTGATCAACGGCGCGATCCACGAGGAACTCGAGGAGTCGAACTTCCTGGGTCCGGCCGAGGCGGTGCTGTACGTCCAGGACCACGTGGCGGCGGGCCTGGACCTGCTGCTGCGGGAGGCTGACGTAGACCACATCACGGTCGTCACCAGCTACGGCAACCACGGCCGCACGACGAAGAAACGGCGGATTTCGACGGGATACCGGCACTCTTGGGAATGGTTGTCGTACAGCAACTTAGCCCGCCACTACCGCCAGACGCCCAAGATCACGTTCAAGGTCGAGCAGGGCTATCACAACTGGCTCGACATCCAGGGACACGACGTGCGGTTCCATCACGGCGACGCCATCCGCTACGCCGGCGGCGTGGGCGGCGTGACCATCCCGCTGCGTAAGAAGATGGCCCAGTGGAACAAGCGGCGTAAGGCCGACTTGGACGTGCTCGGCCACTTCCACCAATTCATCGACGGCTGGGATTTCGTCGGCTGCGGGTGTCTGGTCGGCTACGACGCCTACGCCCTGGAGATCGGTGCCGAGTTCCAGCAACCGACGCAGACGTTCATCGTGATCGATCGCGCTTTCGGCAAGGTTTTGACCGCACCGGTGTTCTGCGGGTGAAGCATGAGTCTGCTCAACATCCTGTACGAGTGGATCGACGGCGAACTGCAGGCCGAGGGCATCACGCCCGAAGTACTGGCCGCGGTCGACCTGGAGATCGAATACAGCCCGGTGATCCCGTTCCGCGGTGGCACGCTGGAACACGCGGTCCGCGTACTGCCCTGGGGCTTCTTTCCGACCGGCGTGCTGCCCGACAAGTTCGAGGTCCAGCATCCGTTGGTCAGCAACCCCATCGATCGGGACACGCTGAAGATCATGCGTGCGCGTTACCTCTTGGCCCGTGATGCCTACTACGGCCCGCTCGTCCGCCAGTGGTTCAAGGACCTGCGAACCGCCCACGGTGACACGCCTCAAGATTCTTGACCCCCACTCTTCAACCAGGAGGATCTATGGCATCCCACATGGTGCTCATCGACGTATGCGCCCGACGCGAGACGTGGCAGTGGGAACCGGGCCGGCGCGTGCCGACCCGCCGGATCGAAGTCTGCCACGCGACCGTCGTGGAAGTCTTCTGCGACGGGGACTGCGAGCCGGCGTGTACCGCTTGTAATCCGGCCGTGGCAGCGCCCGTGCCGCATCGTGGCCACGGTCTGGCGTTGAACTCGGATTCGGTTCGAGGCAGGGAGATCGCGGCATGACGGCATTCGTTGTCAAAGACTCTGGGGACCGGCGGACGTTTGCCACCGGTTCCGTCCGTGACCGCGGCGACCTCAAGCCGCGGCCGGACTTGATCTCGCCATTCGCCCTGATGCGCATCGGGGAGCACATGCGGAAGGGGGCGGTGAAGTATGGCGAAAACAACTGGCAACTGGGCCAGCCGTTTTCCGAGATTACCGCCTCGATGTTCCGGCATCTGCTGCAGTGGTTGCAGGGCGACGCGGAAGAGGACCACTTGGCCGCGATCGTGTTCGGGGCCCAGGCCCTGATGCACTACCGCGAAATGATCGACCGCGGCCTGTTGCCGGCGGATCTGGACGACATGCACCGGTACGGGCCGCCGCCGGTTGTGGAGAAACCCGTATGACGACGCTGTACTACAAGTCCGGACGCCGCTACGTCCCCTGTCGCGACGCCGCGGCCTACGACGGGCTGCCGGACGGCGCGTGGCTGGTAATCGTCCGTGGCGGCAGCCGCCGGATTCGAGCGTTGCTCGACACGCGGCCGGCGGACGCCACGTTGCAGGCGGCGCTGGCGGAGTTCGAGACGGACCTGGGCGCAACGATCGTCGAGGCATCCCAGGCGGAGCCGACGACCCGTCCGCTCAGCAAGCGGGAGCAGCGGGCGTGGCGGGCGTACGCGCAGGTCATGGGCGAAGACTGCCCGCTCACATTCACTCGCCCGGCCGCCGCGGACATCGCGCGCCGGGCCCTCGACCGGTGGGCGCAGCGTGTCCGGTTGGAATCGACGGGGCGGGACCAATCATGCGCGTCAAGATCCTGAACAAGCTCTGGAACCTGCGGTTTGCGCCGAACTTGGCCAACCGCGGGGACTGCGATCCGCCGACGGCGCCGGGCAAAGAAATCCGTATCTCATCGCGCCTGCGCGGTGAGGAAAGTCTGGAAGTCGTGCTTCATGAATTGGTCCACGCCGCGGGCTGGCACATCGCCGAAGAGTTCGTGGGCCAATTCGCGCACGACGCCGCCCGCGCATTGTGGCGGCTGGGATACCGCGCCGGTGACTGAAGCTCAAGTCAACCCGTTGGCTCGGTACAGTCGCATTCCAACACGCACGCACTTTCTTGAGGCAACTGTCTATCCACGAAACGAGGGACCTTATGAGCAATGCGTTGCAATCAGATGTCGTCGTCTCCGAACTGACCACGAGAGAGCGGTTGGTCGAGGTCGCTGCCATTTTGGCCCACGCCGTGTTGCGTGTCAGGGCCGCCCAGGTCAGGCAGAACACGGCGCAGGCAGCCATGCCGCGAGCCCACGGGGAGCTGCCACCGCTTCACCTCGCAAGAAGGCTTGCAGAGAGCGTTGTAGATCGCGATGACTTCTGGCCCTATCCTGCAGCCGAATCGCCGCTGCTGCGAGAACTCCGACAGGAGAACAAACACCTTGTCGTCTGGCTCGAACTGCAGGGCCGCAGCGACGCGGCGGCGAAGATCGACACGGCCTGGGTGGCGCTGAAGGAAGCGTGGTGGAAATTCGATCGTCAGCGCGCGTGTTCCGGCTCGGATGACCGCAACGATTCCCGCTGCCGTCGGCCTTTAGCATCTCTGATCGCAGCGGCCGCCCGCCTGAAGGGCGTACTCGGGGACGTCGCCGACGAAGTCCCGGAATCGGTCTGGAAAGGATTCCCCTACACCTGACCCCCAGGAACTCGGCTGACGCAGCTTCGCGGTAAGTGGCTGGCATCCAGGTAATCCAGTCGGGAATCCCTCAGAATCTGCGGCCCATCCCCTTGAGCTCGCCCGCGAATCGAGGCTCAGTGTCACCACGGGTTAACGGTTCCGAGACGCAAACACAAGGAGCACACGATGACACTGAACATCGAACGGGCGGTCACCGATCTGCAGCGGATGACCGCCAAGGAACTGCGGGACAGGTACGCCGAAGTGGTCGGCGAACAGGCCCGTAGCAGCCACAAGAACTGGCTCATCCGGCGTATCGCCTGGCGGTTGCAAGCCAACCATGAAGGCGACCTGTCCGACCGCGCCCGTCGGCGGGCCGCAGAACTGGCTAACGACGCCGACGTGCGCGTCACGCCGCCCAGGGACCTGCGCACGGCCGCGACGAGCACCCCCGCCCCCGCAGCCCGCGACGAACGGTTGCCGAACGACACCATCGAACGCACGTACAAGGGCCGGCTGATCCGCGTAGTCATTCGGGGGAACGAATTCGAGTACGACGGCCAACGGTACAAGTCACTCTCGGCCGTGGCCAAGGCAGTCAGCGGATCCCACTGCAATGGATTCCGCTTCTTCGGCTTGGAGGACAAGCGATGACCCGGAAAACCAACAGCAAACCCACGGTCCCCACCATTCGCTGCGCGATCTACACCCGGAAATCGACCGACGAAGGTCTCGACCAAGAATTCAACTCGCTCGACGCTCAACGCGAATCGGGCGAGGCCTACATCGCCAGCCAGCGGGGCGCCGGGTGGGTCTGTGTGCCCGAACACTACGATGACGGCGGCTTCTCCGGCGGCAACATGGAACGCCCGGCCCTGAAACGGCTCTTGGCCGACATTGACGCCGGCAAGGTCGATTGCGTGGTGGTGTACAAGGTCGACCGCCTCAGTCGCTCGCTGCTGGACTTCGCCAAGATCATGGAGGTCTTCGAGCAGCGGAAGGTGTCCTTCGTCTCGGTGACCCAGCAATTCAATACGGCCACGTCGATGGGCCGATTGGTGCTCAACGTCCTGTTGTCGTTCGCCCAGTTCGAACGCGAGATCATCGGCGAACGCATCCGGGACAAAATCGCGGCCCAACGGCGCAGGGGCAAGTGGACGGGTGGCACGCCCGTTCTGGGCTACGACGTGGATCGTTCGGGCCCCAGTCCCAAACTGGCGGTCAACGCGGCCGAGGCGGCCCACGTCCGCGAGATCTTCAATCTGTACCTGGCGCAGGGCTCACTTCTGCCGGTCGTCGAGGAGTTGGTCCGGCGGGGCTGGTTGAACAAGGCCTGGAAGACCAAGACCGGGAGGCCCAAGGGCGGACAGCCGTTCGACCGGGGCACGCTGCACGCGTTGCTCACAAACCCGCTGTACGCCGGCAAGCTCCGCCACAAGACGAACCTGTACGACGGGGAGCACGAACGGATCATCGAACCCGACGTTTTTCAGAAGGTCCAGGCGCAACTCCAACAGAACAACCGCTGCGGTGGCGTCGAGGTGCGGAACCGCTATGGGGCGTTGCTGAAGCGGCTCTTGTACTGCAAAGCCTGCGGCCACACGATGGTCCACAACTTCACGGGCCGCAACGGGAGACGCTACCGGTATTACACCTGCACGCACGCCATCAAGAGCGGGCGGGCCGCTTGTCCGTCCCCGAACCTGCCGGCCGCCGAGGTCGAGAAGTTGGTGGTGGACCGGATTCGCTGTATCGCCCGCGACCAGACGCTACGCACGGAAGTGCTCCGGCAGGCACGGACGCTGGTCGCCGCCAACCTCGAGAATCTGAGAACCGAGTCGGACGGCCTGAAACGGGACTTGGCCAGATACCACGCTGAATTGCAGAAACTGACCGCCGACGGTCCGGTCCGCGGCGTGAAGGCAGATCGGATCGCCGACCTGCAATGCCTGATCGCTCAGGCCGAAACCCGGCTGGCCGAGGTGCGTGCCCAGATCCAGAAGCAGGACGACGAACGGGTCGAGGAACACGACATTCTGGCGGCGTTTGCCGATTTCGACGGCATGTGGAACACGCTGAGCCCGCGGGAGCAGGCCCAGGTGCTTACGCTGCTGGTGGAGCGGGTCGAGTTCGACGCGGCCACCAGCGAGATCCTGATCAGCTTCCACCCGTCCGCCATCAAGACCCTGGCCCAGGAACAACGCGGGGAGAGCGTATGATCGCGCTGCGAACGAAAGTCAAGTTCGGCCGCGCCCGAGCCGGCCGGAAACGGATGCTGCCCAAGACGTCCGAACCCGCGGTGGTGTCTGACGGGCGGGTGCCACGCATATCCAAGCTGATGGCGTTGGCCATTCGGTTCGAGGGATTGATCCGGGATGGACAAGTGACGGACCAGTCGGAACTGGCCCGTCTGGCGCACGTCACGCAGCCGCGGGTGACGCAGATTATGAACCTGCTCCACTTGGCCCCGGACATTCGGGAATCGCTGCTGTTCCTGCCGCGGGTCACGTCGGGTAAGGCCCCGATCCACGAGAAGTTGCTGCGCCCGATCGCGGCGGAGATCGACTGGGGTAAGCAGCGGGCGATGTGGTCGGAGTTGAGGCCGGTGTGAAGTCGGGGTGGCACGCTGTCGGCGTGCGTTGTCCCCCGTCGCCCACGTCGACGCCAGTCGCGTCCTGGCGGTCAGTCCGGCGCACGAAGCCAACGTTCGCGATAGGCCGCGACAGGTGCCCAGACGGGCGGGGTAGCGTCGCCCGTCGTCGGGAAGAACGGGCAGATTCTGGCCCCTTGGCCTTGACCTCCGGGCACGTCGAGCCACACTCGTCCCGATTTCTAGTTCAGTCTAGGAGCAACGCTATGCATACGCCCCAACCCGGCGACCGAATTCGACTGATCGCCATGCTCGACGATCCCCATCCCGTTCCGCCCGGAACCACGGGAACAGTAACCGCTGTCAGGCTGCAACGCACTTGGAGCCAGGTGGACGTGAAGTGGGACAACGGGCGGACGTTGATGCTTGTAGTGCCGCCGGACCAATTCGAGGTTCTCGCCCGCGATGTCAACGAGTAGAGCAAGCTGTCAGGAATGCTGCGGGGATGGTTCCCAGGCGCGATCGGAGCAGTTGGTTCCCTGCGGCTGTCTCCCGCCCATGTTCCGCTCAGCGTCAATTGGCATCGCCGCGAACGATGGACGTTAAGAGTGCAAGGCAACTTTCCGGACCTGCGGCCATGGGCAGGCCGATGGAGTCGATTCGTACGATCTTGCCGTTAACGACCGTCGAAAGTAGCGTGCGAAATGAGCCGGGACCCTCCGCTGTTGGGTACACCAGCGACGCGGTCTCGGCGTCGAAGGCGACGGCGTAGGCACACATTTGAAACCGGTCCACTCGATTTTCGTCGCCGAACTCGCGCTTGTACTTGGCATCAAGAACCCAGCGTGCCCCGGACCGCTCGACGATCAAATCTGCGGTCATCCAACGTTTCGGATCGTCCCGCCCGGCAACGTCGTCCCATCGCCTGATACGTTGGCTGTCGCCCAGCCGACGCCAGCCTGTTTGAGCAGCCATGTCATCGAACATACGGCGTAGGGCTCGCTCCCAGACGATCGCGAGCGGCAGCGTGAAGGCCTGACCACCGCAATTCGAAGTCGGGTCCAATGCCGCTCCGACCAGGATCAACCGTGCCAGTTGCAGCACCTCCCGATAGCCCGGCGGACTGGCCCATTGGGCCGCGGTGACGGCGGTGAGCGGGTCGTTGATGTGCCGAGTGATGTGCGCCCACTGGTCACGCAGTCGTGCGACACGCCGCAACTCGTCGGGTCGATTGCTCAACAGACTTGGGAGTCGGTCCAGGGCGAGGGCCAGCACGATGTTGAACGGCGTGTCGAGGGTTCGGTTTCGCTGCAGCTGCGGTACGCGAGGCAGGCGATGCAGCTGCCGTACCAACTCCGTAGTCAGAATCCGTCCACGGATTTCCGAATCGTCCGCCGTGACAGTCACGTACTCCTTTCGCAAGTGGCGACGCGTCACGTGTTCCAACGCATACAGGAACAGCCTGGCAATGCACTGCGGCCAGTCGTGTCCGGTCGAGACGCCAGCGTCGGGTAGCCAAGATGTCAACCGCGGAAAGTCCCCGAGATAGGCGAGCCATTCGAGCAACGTCACACCGGAGATCTTCGAGCGGACAATCAGCCGTCGTCCGCTCGGCAGCATTACAAGCCCCACGCGACTTGCACCACGGATGGCAACCCGGTCGCCGCGCACGTCGAGCTGAATCACACCGCGGTTCACCTGTGCTTGCAGGGGCGCCCAGTCGTTCCCGAGTTCGCGTCGCGACCCCGTCCACGCCGGCATGACGCCGCTTCCGATTTCAAAGCACACGATGTCGTCAGGCCGCTGGCTGGTCATCGGTCGACTCCGACGGCGCGGCGGCATTTCGGTGCTCGACACATTGCAGCAGCAGATCCGAGATCTGCTGCTGCAAGTTGGCGTCGGCTTGGCCAAATTGCATGGTCAACAGTTCCCGGACGTACGGCAACACGCTGAACTTCACGATCTGCCGTAGCTGCTTCTCGCTCAGCGGCTTGTCGAGTTTGGGCGAGACCTCATCGTCCTCGGCCGTACGCTGCAGCATGAACAGCGCGTGACCGATGTGTTGTTCGGGGAGAATACCGTGTTCGGCCAACAACTCGTTGCATCGCGCCAGTGCCGAGGCCTGAAACCCAAGCGGATTGTTGCCCGGTCGTTTGAGCCAACGATCAAGCGTCTCAGGCTGCGGATGCAGGTTGAGTTGCAGAAACCTCCGTTGGAGCGCCAGGTCCATGCGCCCAATCGACCGGTCGGCGCTGTTCATGGTACCGATGATGAACACGTTGCTGGGGAAGATGAAGCGTTGACCCGACAGAAGAGGAATCGGCGAGTCGCGGTATTCGAGCAGTTGCAGCAGTTCGCCAAGTACCGCCGCAGTATCGCAGCGATTGATCTCGTCCAGTACGAGCACGTGCCGAGCCTTGGGGCTCCAGTCCTTCAGTTTCGCTACCCACTTCAGGAAGAAACCCGTGCGCATTTCGAATCTAAGCGACCCGCCCTCGGACGGCTTGAGTCCCTGGAAGAAATCCTCGTAGCGCCAGCTGGCGTGCATGAACAGCACATCGGAATTGCCCTGCGGCTGGCCTTGGCGTTGTCGGACAAAATACCGGGCGAATTGCCGGGCAATGAACGTCTTGGAGGTTCCTGGCGGGCCGACGAGGATCACTTGCCGCTTCGCCCATAGCGCTTCTTCAATGTCGGACAACAACGGCTCTGGCAACGCCGTGATCTCCGCCAGTTCGGCAATCGTCTTCGGGGCTGTCTCGTCGACCTCGCCGGTCTCTTCGTCGCCCGGTTTCGGAGCCAGCGACTTGGGACCCGGCGCGCTCCACGCACCGGTCATGGCGGCTTCGAAGAAGGGCCAAGCCCACGTGAAGTACTCGCCGATCTCTTCGACGATCGTTGCGGCGTGTTCGGGCAAAGTGCCGAGTTGGTACTCCCGGACAATGCTGATGTCCGTCAGCGGACCGTCTGGCACGAATGTGTCGTCGCCTAGTCTAACGAGTCGTTCGGCAAAATCGGCCGGTGACAATTGTTCCTCGCGATCGCCGATGGACAGCCGCACGACCGTCTCCGCCGGGCAGTAACGAATGTAATCGGCTACGGCCTTTCGATTGCCTGCGATCGCCGCGACGAGTTGTTTCAGGTACTGGCCGCAGTAATTGCCCATCGCCAGGCCGTAGCGCCACACACGTGCGCCCCCAAGAAAGCGAACGAACAACTGCACCGATCTGGTCTTGCTTCCGGCGGCCGGATCGTAGAAGGCGAACCAATAATGATCGTGATATCCGCCTTTGCCGTAGTCATTCTTCTTGAGAATCGATAGATGTCTCTTGCCGCCGGCAACCGCGGGGTTCAGGCGTTGGATGTACCGCGTCCGTAGTCCCTCGACGATCGCCTGGCTTGGGTCACGCAGAACGTGTTCGTATCGCCGCCGATTCCGTTCGTGCCAGGGACCGTCCTCGGTGTGCTCAGTCAATTCCAGCAAAAACGCCACGGTCTCGTCCGAAAAAGTGGGAGTCGGCTCATCGTCTGTTCCCTCAGCTACGCTCGCGTCTTCGACCCCGGTCGACTCGTCAGTGTTGCTGTTGGGTTCTTCCTCCGTGGAGGCCATTCGTTCTTGCTTGATGGTGTCATCCGTCTTGATTGCCTCCTGTAACTTGGCCTGCTCGGCGTCGGTCAATGCCGCTCGCACGTAGTACGGAGCGAAGCTTGGGGCGCTCGGCGCGTGTTTCAACTGATGATCGTCGGCCCCAACCTCGACGGTCTTTGAGTTGCCCCCCATGTGCATTGGCAGCTTCGCGAAGGCTTCAAATGCGACATCTTCCGGCACGGCCCAGGCGTCCAGTGCAGACTCCTCGACATCCCAGTGCATCAGTAGATACACGACGGGCCGCTCCCGCGCCAACTCGTGGAACTGCTGAACGACGGACTCCTGCGCCGTGGACCAGTGATGCTCGAGGACTCGCGAGTTCCGCAGGGCAATCACGCCCCCACTCCACTCGAAGGTTGTGTGACGTATGTGCTGGGGTGACTCACCGCCTTGGGCC